AGAGCCTTATCCAAACGAGCCTTCAATTCATCATAAGTCTTGAAGTTCTTACGATCGAGAAACTCACTTAGTGAATGCTGCTTCTTCCAAATAGCTTCCATCTCATCGTCGGATGCTAGCGGACGCTTAGTATCGAAATCAGACTTATCGTAGTTACGATAACCGTCTACTTGACGAATGCGCAAGCGGAAATTAGCACCTTCCCAGAAGTCGAAAGCATTGATCTTTTCTTCGCCTTCGAACTCAGGATTCATCGCGTCCGTAATCTTGTCGAAGATCTTCTTACCGTACTGGAAAAGAAAAACCTTACCTTCATTATCGGGATTGGCTTGATCTTTAACAACGTAGATATTAGAGATGTAATGAAGGCGGCGCTTCTGCTTACGAACCTGTTCCTTATCTGCCTCAACACCTGAATTCCAAAGACGAGTATTGAGTTCAGATACTGGGTCCTTTTCACCAAGAGTCGTTAGCGACTTCTCGATATACCAACCACCGGGACCTTGAAAACCGTGATCCCAGATGCGAATAAAAGGTACATCTTCGTTAACAGGTGCGGGAAGAAAGCGAATAATGGCTTGACCATTACCAGCCTTATCAACAGTAGGCTTCCAGAAGCGAGTATCCGCGCCTGAATTAGTGTTAGCCTGATTTTGATTTTGCTTGGAAAGTTCTTGCGTGAGCTTGTTTAGTGCGTCTGCACGGTCACGCTTTAGTGATGCGAATGTATTTGACATGATATTTTTTCTCCGTATAAATCGTATGTTGTGTATTGCGTGTGTCATTCTTGTTCACTGTATGCATAATATATCCTATTTATGCAGTAAAGCGTTCAAGAGTTAGTTTTTTCATCTTAAAAGGATCAAATTTTACGAATGGTTCATACTTTAGTATCCTCCGTCTGTGCTCTGGCCAGATTATATGATCAGTGATGTTTTTAGTCCAGTGTGGAATGTAATTTACTACCTTATTAAGTATCACAAGTGTTTCGATACTTACAGTTCCAAACTGATAAAGTTGTAGTAACTTGGGATACTGACCGTCAATAACTTTGAGATTTAGATCTAGATCATCATCCATCTTATCAAGATCGTTCTTATAGAGATAAGTTATGGATTCCTGACGACCTTTCCATTTATTATAGACGTCTTCTGATTCCTTATCGTTTAGATCACCTATCCATTTGTTGGAATTATCATCAATAAAATTAGCGATCAAAAATCCTTCTACATCCTTCTTCTTGGAAAGTTTATAGAACTGATATTTGTCGCGGCGCCTTTCGAACGCATCTTGCCTAGCAGATACTTTACCACCATACTGAAAATAGTCATAGTCACTGGTAAAGTGATTCTTTAAAGCAAGATACTTCGTATAAGCATCAAAAGGTGTCATGTTAGATAGGAAGACGTGCTACCTTAGGTAGGAAGTTTAACTTCTCTGCTTCAATCTGTACCTTCTGCTTGAAGATAGGTGAAGCACGAATAATATCACCAACCATATCCGGTTCAAGATTATTCTTCTCACAGTAGTAAAGAGCAGCATCAATATAGGAGATACGCTTATCATATGCGATAGTTTCGATTTCTCGAAGTACCGTATTAGATGTTTTAATTTTGATCATTACACACTCTCTTAATATTATATGCAATTATATCTTATGAGAGGTAAAAAGGCAATGCTAATTTACGGGCCAGTGTTTATTAAAACGCTCGTAATAGAAAGTTAAATCTTCTTTGTTGTTGTCATAGTACTCACCAACATAATCAGATTTAACTTTAGAGTGAATGTTCTCTAGAAGAGCAACGAGAGTAAGATCTTCTCTCTTGTAACTAAAATCATTTATCAAAGTATCTAGAATCCAAGTCCAGTTACCACCTCGAATAATACCAGCTTCAATTAATACAAGTTTCTTATAACGAGTAATATCTAATCTTTGGGATCTTAATCTCTCAATAAAAGGTGCTGTATCTTCATCTGGAAAAGTAACGTCTACTGCTATGGGTCTGATTAATTCACCATCTCGAGACCATGCATGACATAAATGCATTGCTACTGTTGCGGAGTAGTCTGGTGATACCATTAAGACAGCTGTGTCTTTAGGATCAAATGTTCTATTGTCAATTATTGTTATTAATTTAGTTATGAGATCGTATTCTTTTTCGCGGTTTACAAAATATAATGGTCTACGATTCATTTTTCTTTCCTGAATAAAGTGCCGGGTTCTGTTGCAAGGCCCCGGCTAGCCCCGACTACGCCGCTATGCGATAGTCATTATTCCAATTGTCGTTGGCATGTATAGTATATAGGCAAAATGGAGTGTGCCGGCACTGCCCCGGCGTCCGGTAACACATAGTCCCGTCGATCCTGTTTACACCCCTTAACCGTTTATTAACCTATATTCTTTAACAAGGCTAATAAGTTGCTTGGCATAATTATCTCGTTTCTCAACAAATACCATTTCATCATCCTCACTTACCATAATGATAACAGTCTGAGGTACTGGAATACCAAGTAACTCTTCGTACATAATAGCATAACCTGCTGTCTGCATGAAGTAATGAGAGATGTATTTCTTTTCTTTTATTTTTCGAGATGTTTTAAAGTCAATAACACTCATCTTACCATCAAACTCTGCAATACAGTCAACTGTACCGGCTACTCCAATATAGTCAGAGTATAGACGAGTTTCAATGCAATGAATGTTATCAATACTAGCATCTAGAATATACTTAATGGATTTGAACATACCCATAACATCTACTGGTACATTCTCGCCAAGTACTTCTTCATTAAGAAGGTAGTTCTCGCAAATACCATGCAAGGCAGTTCCACGACGAGTGGCATTTTTACTAATTCTATTTGCTTCATCGGCACCTACTCTGGCACGCCATTCAGCAATACCTTTTGCAGATTGCCAGCTCATTACAGAAGTAATAGAAGGGTATCTATTGCCGGATGGAGTCACGTACTTGCGTGACCCATCCTCGTTTATTTGTTCTAAGAAGCCTACTTTGGCTCTATCGTACCCAACAATATTAAATTGTTTAGGTGAAACCAAGTCGACTCTTTTGAATGATGTACTGTTTGACGAAGTCAGATCTGACAATATCTTTCTCACTAAATTCGACATATTTAAAATAATCCATTGCTTTCAGAATTTTCAAAATATCTAGCAAGCCTTTTCTATCAATATCTTTTTGTAGATCGGACTGTCTAAAGTCACCACATAATATCAACTTGGAGTTTTTTCCTATACGTGTAATGACGGAATCAAGCTCTCCAAATAACATATTTTGTACTTCATCAACTATTACTATGCAATTGTCCAGTGTAATACCTCTAATGAAGGAAGTAGACATAAACTCAACATAGTTTTTAGTTTTAAGAATATTGTAAGCATCGGCTCGTCCAAACAACTCAGTACAAATAGTTTCGTATGGTTGTTCGTAGACTTTAATTTTCTCTTTAACACTACCGGGTAAAAAACCTACTTCACGAGTAGGTACTACACTACGTACAATAACAATCTTATTAAAGTCAGATGAGCCGGTTAATACTTGACGCAATGCAAGATATAGTGAGATAAAGCTTTTACCTGTACCTGCAAGACCATGTAACACAAGATGTTCGTCGTTATCAAAATTTCGGAAAACTTCTTTTTGGCTCTCGGTTAATGGTGAAAACTCTTTTAGTGATGTACTGAAGCCTCCGTTAGTTGTTTGATTACTAGTTTGTTTTAAAACGCGACGTTCTCTTTTTGTTAGTCTTTTAAGCATCAAAATGTATTAACGCCTCCTCCTCTAGGGTGTGCTTTTTTAATTTCACGTAATACATCACGAAAACCTTGATCGGGCTTTCTAATACCTAGTTTAACTGAATCACCTAAACTAGGAGCCCGAGCAATTATTTGAATAACAGTATCTTTATTATCTTTAAGGTACTGTTCACGCTCTGACATTGTCAAGTCGAGCTCATATTCAGTACCATCAATAACGTTACGAAAGGAATAATTAGGCATTATTGGAATACACCCATTTCAATACTTTATTGATATCATCTTGTGTATGGATTGGTAATTCAATCCATAAAGTATCCGCAAGCTTTGCAGTATAGTTTTCTTTACCTTTAAACACTTCAGCTACTGTTCGATAGTAGTACCTATCGGACATACCTATACCAATAGCTTCATGAAAGAGTTTTACAGTATAGATTCCGTTTTCTAGAACGGTACAGTATTCAGGGGTAAGTTCGTCGTCGGTCGAAGCATCTATTCCACCGACATCACTGTAAAACCAGTTCGTATCATCCACGAATATCGTCATAATCATCACCATCATCTAGTTCCAAAAGACGCGATACATTCTTGGAACGTATTGCATTGTCTAGTCTACGCTTTTGTCGCCTTTGTAGGTAGCTCGATTGATTCGAGTAGTAATTGTCTTCATCGTCATATTCTTTATGATCACGCTTTTGATTCTTGCTACGAAAAGATTTACTCATGTGGGGATTAGGCCTGGATATGTTTTCTCTATAAGGTTGCGGTTAATGTTCTTGTAGGGTAGTTTCTTATCTTTTACCAATACAAGAAGTTCAGCGTCTTGCGGATCGATTGATTCTAATAACTCAATAAAGATCTGCTCACGCTTTAGTTGTGATAGATTAGGATTACCACCTTCTACAAAGAGATACATCTTACGCATCTCGGCATATAGACGACTTTCCTGTCTATCAAATTCTGTAGGCTTATATGGCGCTTTACCCTTAGGAAGAAGAAACTTCACATTAGGGTCATATACACATTTAAGAATGGTATGAATTGCAGGGCTATCATTCTGCAATAAAAAGGCTTTACGTTCCTGCAGAGTACCTAATTCATTGGCTCTCTTTAGGATCTCAGATATACTTAGTCTCATGAATTATTCATCATCCTCAATAATTTGTTCTCTTACGTCTGAATCAAATGCTATAATATCTTCTGCAATGTCTTGTAGATCATGATGTTTACTTTGCAAACGAAAAATAGTAGCACGCATGGATTCACGGACTAGTCCAATAATCTTTTGCGTAACCATATCACCCGTATTAAAGTAATCAGGATCTACATTTGGTATATTATGTAGTGTATCGATAATAAAACTTTTAATAGATCTATCAATACATTCTTCTATCTGTTCTAGATTAGCAGCTTCTATCTCCTCCAGAGTAGGAGGAGCAGGCTTAAATTTACCTGGAAATTTTATTACATCTGCTACCATTATACAGCCCGTAGAATAATCGTATCTTCATTAATACGATTAGTAGGTACCTTTGATTCACTCTTGAACTTTGCGAACGTCTTAAGAATGGAGTTAGGCGTACCACCCAGAATAGCACTGATGGCTTCCTCTGGTTTCTTAACACGCTTACTCATAGATTTGGACTCGTCATAGTTCAAAATACTTGTACCCTTCACCGATAGCTTACTATCTTCATTTGCTACAAACACTGTCATGCGCTTGTATTTAGTATTATAGACTACGAGAGTAGATGAAGTCAAGATCTTTGCAGGGTCAACCGACACTGTTTTAAGGGAGTTGTCTTCTCTCTTATACTTGAAGTTTTTCAAAGCTTTATCAGCATTTACACCTTGCTTCTTCTTACGTTGACGTACAATCTTAGTAGCTTGAAGAGCTTTGTTACAATCATTATCAAGCATACGATGGAACTCAATAAGCTTTTTTAGCTCTGCTTTGGAATAGCTGCTGTAGTATTCTTTAATATCAGTATTACCGTCCATAAGCTCAATAATCTGACTAATACGGGGCATTAGACGAGTTTGAATTTCCTTAACTGAAGGAGATTTAATCTCTTGAGCTTTGATATCGTTGTACAACGAATAATCACACTCCCACGTATTGAGAAGCTTATCAGTAGCTTCTTCAATATTGGTCATAATCATCTCGATCTTATTATCGACTGTAGGAGGCTTAATATACTGAATCTTCTTGGTCTTAATCTCTACAGGAGACTCGTCTCGAGTATTAATGAAGTTGTTAAAGAACTTCATTGTCTTTTCAGGTAGCGTAATATCACGTGACAACATCCTAGCGATAGAACATACCACCATAGGAATCTGTTTGGACTTTACGTTAGCAATTACAGTAGCTGAATGATTATTAATCTTAAGATAATTCATAAGCCATTCACGACCGTCTTCTACAGTATAGTTAGAACTATACCATGAGTAAGCGCGAATCATCTCAGCTTCTGGATATGGTTTACTCAGATCTACAGTGGGTTCATCCCCACTAAGAAGCTTGATAACTTTCTCTCGCTTTTGGCGAATCTGAGCGGTTTTATCTTTCATGTCCTACCTTCTCGGTACAATATATCTAAACCAGCCCCTCGAGGGGTATTAAATACCAATAGAATCTCAAGGGCACAACCCATTATACGCACCTTCGGGGGTCGGTGCAATATAAAAGGCCGAATTCGTCTTTAACCAAAAATAACTGTTGCTTATTTTAGCGATTTCAGGTATAATATAATCATGCACATACAGATCACCAACATCGATGATCCAGATAGAGAAGCTGTCATAAGAGCAGCTGTGCTATTCTATGGCAAAAAACTCCTTCCCACTCTCTATAAAAAAATAACCGTAACAATCAATTATAATAAAGATATACCAGTCGAATTCGAAGCAGAAACAAACTGGATGGATAAGAACGTTTTTCCCAAGCAATTCGAAATTAGTCTATGTAAGGGTGTAAAGAACTTTAGGAAGATCTTACAGACTCTCGCTCACGAAATGGTACATGTTAAGCAGTTTGCTAAGGGTGAGATCTACGATCACAAGTATCGTAGAACCTTCAAATGGGGTAAGAGGCACTTCAATATCGATAAGGAAGACTATTGGGACTTACCCTGGGAAATTGAAGCATATGGTAGAGAGTTAGGGCTCTATATTAAGTTTAAAGATTACTATGATATTACGGATAGAAGTCTAGAAAAGAGTCTACCGCTAGTAGTTGAAAGAATTACAAAGTACGATAAAAAGTACTTGGAAAAAAATACAAAAGAATCTAAAATAAAGAGATGTGAAAAAGGAGATACTAATGCTGTCGTCGTCGGAACTTATGCTGAAGAGGGCTCTGGAAGAAGAGCTGTTTCATATCAACCTGATGCTGAGTAACAGTATTAAACTATCATCATCTCCTGAAATCCTAAAGATCGTAAAGCAGTACGTAGAAAGTAGAATTCAAGCACTCTCGTAAGGAGTAGTGTTATGAAGTCTGATGACAAATATCTAAACTATCTCGAGAAGATAGCTACCGCTCTACCTGCAGCT